GGAGTCTACACAGAATATAAACCTAGGGTTCTGTGCCACCCTCTCTATACCATTAGATAAAGAAGCAAGAAATAAATGTATGGAAGCAACTGCTATCCATAACGAATATCGTAAACAACTCACTGCTAATAAGCGACTTGACTTTGAGATAGCCAGGTTAAAAAATTGCGGAGAAATGAAAAAACAAGGTATAGTGTTCCATCCAAAGTCTCCATACTATAGTGTATGTGCAGACGTAATGCTTATAAACCCACCTGGCGTAGTAGGTGAGCACAACCATAAGATCACTGCTAATGGTAATGCAGATGATCTAAAAGAAATTGCTATAGGAAATAATTCTAAGTTATGATTTCTTCTTTCTAACTTTTAAAGGAGGTAATCCTTTCTTCTCACGATATTTATTTGCTTGTATCTCACTCTTAGATAACTCACGATGACTACCTAGTTTTTTCTGGGCAGTAGTTGTGAGTTTTTTAATGATTGGTTTTATGAGTCGTAATAACAATGGTGTTGCAGCAGCTCCTGCTGTTGCGATTACTGCTATTGCCACTGTAGTTGTTGCTTGATTTGGTGATGGTAAAAATTTCTCAGCTGCTGTAGTTGGTTCATACAATGTCACACAGACCTTACCATCTGCACTAAGTTCATGACCAGTCACTCTCTCATCTCCAGACAAAGTGAGGTCACCAACTCTTAAATTATTAGGACCAGGACATTCTATTTCTTTATTACCAATATCGCCAGTAGGAGGAACCTCTGGTGGATCTATCTCTGGTGGTGGTTGTACAACTGGTGGTGGTGTGTCTACTTGTATTAATAAATCTTCTGGAGTGTAGTCCAGTGCATCATACGTTGGATACTGTCCATCACAAAGAACCTTCGTCCCACTGGAATCATCTTCCTTTAGGTTGGGGGTTTCTCTATTTTTTGCTGCATCAGGGTGAAACTTTACACAACCTGGCATGTCCACAATTGGTGAACCTATATGTAATATAAAAGGATACGTCTGTGTATGTGGGACGTAATTGTATATGCCAGGTGCTTGTATTCTAGGTATGTCTACGTTTTGTACCCCGATATGAGGTATTTCAGTCATTACAACTTAGGTATACCTGGTATTGCAGGACCTGTAAGATCAGGAATAGCATCTGTGATACCACCACCTATACTAGGCATGACAGATTTCATTACTTTACTTTTAACATTCTCTATGATGGCATCCTTTTGTGTAAAAAGATAAACACCACCCCCAACAACGGTAAGAGATATAGCGAAAGACGAAATAGCAAGTACATTAATAATTTTTTGCATGATATTTATTTTGTATCGGGAACAATTTTTACAGGACCTGATTCGATCCTAATGGTTTGTGCGGGAGCAGTCTCTGATGCCTTAGCGATAAGGAACTCCATATCTTTTTTAGATATGTTTGCACTACCACCATCAGCATCTTTCTTTTTCTTACCTCCCGTCTGGACGCCAAAGGTAGCTAAAGTTCCTGTGAAAACCGAAGCTATGAAAGTTGGGTCTATCTTTTCTCCTGCATCATAACCTGGTATTTTAACGTAGTTCAAAGTTAAAATCCCTGCGGACCACACGAGAACGATCAGTCTTATCAGTGTCGCTAAGTATGCTAGTTGCTCTTCCTTATCGTCAACTGCTTCTTTAAGTTTACCTAAAGGACCTTTCGGTTTTTCTTTTACTTCTGCCATAATATTCCATTTGCTGTTCTATTTATCACATCCACGCCATGTTCCCTGCAACAGAGATTCTAGGTTCAGTTGAATCATAGAAAGGATATACTAAATGATTCATTACTGCTGGAAAGAATACCATCAGACCTTCTAACTCTTTACCCATAGGATAATTAAAGAGTCTCTTCTGTCCAAATGTATTAAAGTATTCAAACTGAAAACATGATAGACATGAACTTGTAGATTTTGCTATGGGTAATTGCATTTGATCTGTAGTTTCTACTGGCATCTTCATCCATATAACAAATGAATACAAACCAAAGTGTACATGAGATGGATTGAACTCATGTTGATACTGCCAGTTGACCCATAGATCATTCAATTGGATTGAAGATCCTTCTGGTATCATGGTTATCATTTCACTTGCTTTGTATTTGAAATGCTCTCCGTATTCTTTTGTTACATCACCAATAAATTTTCTGAAAGTATCAGTAGGATTCATTTCCTTGCTCGCACTAATATTTCCTGCTAGTTTAAACTTGGCATCTCTTCCTGCAGTGTCTATCATGCCCCACAGATCATCCATAATGTTTTTGGGTACACGAACTTCCAACCACCCATCATTTTGGGGGACTATCGGTCTCGATTCTATCATAATTTAATTGTGTGGATCGTAATATCTTATTATCCAACCTGTTCCTGCTATTAGTATAGCAATAATTATTAAACTTGTCATGTCTTCATTATGTATGCTAACGCATAATATGGTGGTCTGTTTTCATGTGATTGTCCTCCACCAGCAGAACCTGTATTTACAGTAGTTACTTTACAGTCATTATTACTTGCTGGCCATGGACGATATCCTACATCATTTTGAGCATCTTGTCTATCCCAAGTATGAGTGTGAGCAGGAATTTGATTTAGTGTAAGAGTCACACTAGAATTACCACCAGTATTACCAACACCGTAACTAGAACCAGCACCAACAATAAATCTGTCTTGTAAATTTGGTGTACCATTCTGACCATTACATAAAACAAAACCATTTGGAATAGCATTAGTGGCACCAGACCATAATATTATAGCACCAGTTGGAAGTCCTCCTCCACCAGTACCAGTAACTTCAAGATTTCCATTTACTTTTACACCTGTTGCTGTGGTTTCTAATTTTGCTGTAGTGTTACTACCACCATCATAAAATAATTTTACTGCACCATTTGCAATACAGTGAATCATGTCTTCTGCAGCACCAGGAGTTGCATCTTTTTGAAGATATAGATTACTGCCATTAGTAACAATGCACATGTCACCAGTTCCTATCTCACTGATAAAACTATTGTTGCTATTTACATCATGAAAGATTTGCAAACAATTACTAGAACTCGTTCCAAATTGTATGTGACCACCAGAAGTAATGTTATAGGTTCCTGCATTAGTGTCTACTATAGTTAGACCAGCAGAATCTACCTGTAACTTACCAGTTAAATTAGATCCAGAACTTTCAGTGGTTCCTATAAATGCCATGTGACTAAGTTTTAAATATGTATGCTAACGCATAGTATGGTGGTACAGTATTAACTGTGTCAGAACCAGACCCACTAAAACTATGAGTGTGTCTTCTGTTTAAAGAACCTGTTGATACAGAATTACCTCCAGTTGCTAAACTTTCAAAACCTGTAGAACCACTAACAGAGATGTTTACAGTATCAGTTGTAGAACCACCTGTTGCATCTACAGCATAAGAACTTCCTGCACCTACTATAAATTTATCCTGTAAATTTGGTGTGCCATTATTACCATCACACAATACCCATCCAGATGGTATTGCATTTGTAGCACCAGACCACATTGCTATCAGTCCAGTTGGTATTCCTGATACCCCTGATAAATTTGATCCGTCTCCAAAGTATGCCATATTAAACCTCAGTTAAGTTGAACTTATATTTCTTACCAGTGGTTCTATTGATTAAGAATAGATCATCAGCACCCTCTTGCATTGTCCAGTTTCCTTCAGTTCCATCTACCTCGTTACCACCCATTCCTGTGTTGTTTAGATGAACGTCACCAGAGTAGACGTTTGCCCAACGTAAGTTAGATGCTCCAAGATCTTGTGCGTTATCTGAACCAGGTACTACGTCACCATCAGATTGTATGCGTAATCTTTCTACGAGTACACTACCATTATCAACTGCAACAACAAAATCAGCTAAATTATCACCTTGATCATGAGCATATAATCTAATATCACCACTACGTCTTGTTCTAAATTCCAATCCATGATAATAACCATTATTAGAACCAGTGTCTTCAATTCTTAAACAGGCAGTATCGGCATTACCTCCAGCATAGTTTACACTAGATTTACCTACAACTCCCATGTAGCATGTAGCGTTTGAAGTATTACCTGGTCTAACTTTGAAATTATCACTAACAGTCAATGCACTAAGAGTTCCGACAGATGTTAATGATGATCCTGTGACTGCACTACCAAGTGTGTATGCAACACCAGCACCACTTAAATCAATCTGTCCTTGACCACCACCATTTGTAGGTCCGATAACTTTATTAGTATCACTGGCAATTAGAATACCATTTACATAATAGTTCTTACCACTTGCAAGATCTATATGTTCTGATGATGTCCAACTATTATATGTTACACCACCATCAACTCCTCTCCATAGGAATGTCTTATCACTTGTACCCTTAACAATAATACCACCGTCTTCTGCAGCAGTATCAGAAGGACCTATCGCACTGAATGTAGGTGTACCAGATCCTGTTACGTTGTTGCTCAATACCGCTGTGTCGTTTGTGATACTTACAATGATTGTTCCAGCAGGAACTGTAATACCAGCAGTGTTTGATGTAATCTCCATGCCAGGTATTAGTCCTAGTGTAGGAGCAATCGCTACGATATTTGCAGATCCAGATACAGCAGTACATGTAAACTGTGTACTTACAACAGCAGCAAGTTCAATTGCCTTGTCTGTAATCTGTACAATATTAGATTTAATTGTGGTTGTAGTACCATTAACTGTAAGATCACCCTTGATAAGTGTATCTCCATCTACGGTAAGATTTTGACTAGTACTAATATTGTAACTAGAATCACCACGCAACCAT